GCGGCAATTGTTGGCACTTGGTTAAGAGAGGGATTTGGATCTGGATTTTCTGATGTTATTCAGGGTCCAGGAGGAGGAACAAGAGGTGCTCCAACATATAATGCACCATCAACTAAAGGATATGGAATGGCTCAATGGACAAACGTTTCTGGTGGTGGGCCAAATGATAGATTGAATAGAGCAATGATATTTCTTGGAATGAAAGATAATCCAAGACCCTGGACAGTCGATGACACTCTTAAAGTTTTAAAATGGGAAGTTGAAACAAAAGGATATGGGAGAGCAATTAGTGACTTAAAAAAGACGACTAATATGGAAGATGCGGTGAGAGTATTTGTTGGAAATTATGAGGCGGGTAGTATTGCAAATATTGCATCATTTCCAGCGAACACTATTCCAGATAGAGTGGCATCTGCAAAAGGTGTTTTAAAGTACATGACATCTGGAAAAGATGATCAAGGAAAAGCATTAGAAACTGCAAAAATAACACCAGGATTAGGCAAAACCGGACCAGGTGACGGTAGTTTTATTCAAGGAAACTCAGGAAGATCTGATGGTGTCCATTTCCATGTTGGAACAAATAAACCGGGAGATGCATCTGGATCAACAGCAGCATCTTTTAATACAATTAAGCATTTTCTTGGTAAAAAATCTGTTCATATTGGAAGATCAAGAGAAACTATTCCAGCAGGTGCTACCGATGATGAAATAATGGGATATATTAGAAGAGGTCAAAAAGCACATGGAAGAGGTGGAACTGAACTTGACATTCAAGTTGGTGGTGCGTATGGTCAGGGAAACAAAGTTGCATTTCCTTTAGGATTGAAGAATATGACGTATAGTTCTACAAATGGATATGGCACATCTGCTGATATTGTTGGTACTAATGCATTTGTAGGTCATGGAAGATATAAATCAGACGGTTCATTAGCAGCGCAACAATGGACAGTATTAAGTTCAGGTGCTCCCGATAAGTATTATGGATTTGGTGGTTTGGTTCGTAAAAGAACCCGTGCTGTTCTTGGTGAAAGAGGTCCGGAATTTGTCATTGATGCTGATTCAACAGCAGCACTTGAAGATACCTTTCCCGGATTCTTGGCTGCAGTCAATAAAGCAAATTATGGAGGAGCAATTGAAGTTCTTCGTAATTATGCTTCTTATGAATTTGGAGCAGAAGAACAAATTGTAGTTCAGCAACTGGAACCAGAAATAGTTTATCTTCCTATGCCTATGTCTATTGGAAAGGGGATGGGTTTTGGTGGTGGAGATTCCTCACCAGATTCGGATTATGATATGACTTATATGAACGCTTAAATAGTATAGGAAAACAGAGATTTATGGCTAATCAAGCGATAACCACAAGACAGTTTAAAGATGTTGATATCAAAGAATTTGTCATAATTTCCAATGATCAATCAACAAAGGAAGATAAAATTCCTGATATGATCACTGATCTTTATTATTATGAAAGTATTCTTAATGAAACAATAAGAACTTCTATTGTTTTGGCGGATACTGGTAATATTGTTCAGAAAGGTGGAGTCAAAAAAACATTGTTGGAAGGTTTGCCCCTGGTTGGTCAAGAAAAAGCATCAGTCAAATTGTCAGATGCAAATGGAGTAGAATTAAAATTTGATGTTTATGTAAATAAAATAACTCCATTGATTCAGGATACGACAAAATCTCTTTTAGGATTAGATTTTGTTTCTAAAGAGGGCATCTTAAATTATAAAATTGCATTAAATACAAGATTTGATGGTAAAATATCTGATCATATTAATAAGATTCTTACTGATAAAAAATATCTCAATACACAAAAGAAACTTGATATAGAAGAAACCGAAAACACTTATAATTTTATTGGCAATCAAAGAAGACCTTTCTATGCTTGCATTTGGTTGTCAAAAAAAGCAGTACCAAAACTTCCAAATGCAAAAGGAAATACTGCAGGATATTTCTTTTATGAAACCTCAGATGGATTTAAATTTAAATCTTTGGATGGTTTGTTATCAGAAACTGTATCTGGAAGTGGAGATAAAAAGAAATACAAGTCTTTAATTTATAATCAAACTTCAGACGGAGCAGGAGCAACTATCCCTGTTGGTTTTGATGGAAAAATTTTAGAACATAACGTTGATGATGTAACTGGAACTGCAGAATCAAAATTGCAAATCGGCACTTATTCTGCAAGAACAATTCTCTTTGACCCATTTAATTGTTACTACGAAGTTATAGCGCCAAATTCAAAAGAACTTGAAAAAAATCTTCAACTTGCAGGAAAAGAACTTCCAAAATTAAATCCAGAATTTAATAGAAATGAAAAGAATAAAGATTTTTCAAGAACTCAATATATGTTGATTGATAAAGGATCATTACCAACAGGAGATACCTCACAGCAAATATCAAAATCAAAAGAACCAAATTTTGATCCAAAGAATATTTTAAACCAATCAACGATGCGTTATAATCAGTTGTTTAGCACAAAAACAACAATTACTATTATTGCAGACTTTAGTTTGCACTCAGGAGATTTAGTTTTTATTAATGCTGGTGTTCCTGGGCAAGTGTTGGGTACTCTTCATAGTGGTTTCTATATTATTGCGGATCTTTGTCATTATATTAATAAAGCAAACGGTGGTTGGACAAAACTTACATTAGTAAGAGATTCTATTGGTAAAAAAGGTTCTCCAACTCCACTCTAAATAATTAAACAATATAAGCACTAAAATGGATAGTGTAGAAAAGCATATAGAGTATGATAAGAAGATACTTGATGATCCTCTAATTTCTCCTCAAGCACGTCGTCATACTGAAGAGGAATTGAAAGCATTAGAAAAGTGGGTTGAGAATCACCCAGAAGACAGTCACGATCCATCCTCATTAGAATTATTTTGTGACAGTAATCCAGAAGCAGCCGAATGTAGAGTATATGAAAATTAATTATGTCTGAAGGAACATTATTCAATTCGGGATTTTTAGGGTCATCATTTAACTGGTGGGTTGGTCAGATTGCTGATGACTCTACTTGGCGTGATAATATAGTACCAGGAAAATTTCAAAGTAAAGATACTATTCCTGGATGGGGACGTAGATATAAGGTAAGAATTATTGGTCTGCACGATAAAGAAGAGACAACAATTTCTTCGGATCAACTTCCTTGGGCACAAGTCATGTACCCCATCACTGCTGGTGGTGGACAAACAAATGCAGCACAAACTCCAAACTTAAGGCAAGGTAATTTTGTATTTGGATTCTTTCTTGATGGTCAGGATCAACAAGTTCCTGTAATTATGGGAGTCTTGGGTAATAATGCCCAAACACCACTTGCAACAAAAATTGGAACAACAGAGCAAAATTTTGCTGCAACAAGTGGATATGCGGAAGGAAAAAAACCACCGACAGGAGATGCAAAACCAAAAGTTCCGGATTATGGAAAGGTAACAATCAAACCAAAATCCCCAATACAAGCTCAAGAATGTGCTTCACCTCCTCCTGGAGTAACGGCAAATCAATTTGGTCTTCGTCCAGATTTACCTTTAAGTAAAGAACAATTTGCTGACCAACAAAGTGCTCTATCTGAAGCAGAAGCAAGAGGATTAACTGGACCAAATAAAGATGTTTTTGTTCAACAAGCAGTTGCTGCAGGTATTAGGAATCGTTGTCAGCAAGCAAATTCTTCAGGATCACCATCACAACCTGGAGCAACTAAAGAAAATCCAGATGCAGTTCATGAGTTAGGTGCTGCAGATGTAAAAAGAGAAGAAAAGTATCAAGAAAAAATTCCATTAATGAAACCTGACGATAAAGTCGGATCTGCGATTAAATGCATTCAAACGGTAATAGATAACCTAACGCAGAAAATTAATAAGTATCTTCGGGCAATTACAAGTTATATTGATGCAGTTTCAAGTGGAATTAGTAGTCTGCAAAATTTAATTGCGAATGCTGCATGTGAGATTGCCAAATATATGAAGATAATCTTTGATAAGATTATGGAGTATGTTCTTAAACTTTTGAATAAAACACTTACAAAGGTGGTTTCTGCACTACCCTCAAGTTTAAGAAGTCAATTT